TCAGTACAAAGTAACGTGGCTACTGCTGTTACTAATATTAATACAGTACAGAGTAATGTAACTAATATAACTAATGGTACTACCTCTTTTACTGGGGTTACTACCACTTTTAATAAAAATGTAGCGGTAAGTGGGAACGTAACAATAGGCACAAATACATCAAATACACTAATTATAGTAGGATCTATCGATCTAGGTGTTCTTACATAAATACGTTGACTACTAAATTTTAACATGGTATAAGGAATGACATGACACAAAAAGTTTCAGCATATATGGGTGGTCTCGGCCTAGACGCTACTGGCAAATTTATACTTCAAGCTAACGCCACAGTAACTGTTGGCAATGGTACAAGTACAGGTAATGTGCAGGTAGGCGGTACTGTAGTAGTAGGAAACAATCTTACTGTCGGTGGTACTTTTGACCTTGGCGCACTTACGTAAACTAATAAATTTTAAGGAGTAAATAATGGCTACACAGCTACAATTTAGAAGAGGTACAACAGCACAGAATAATTCATTTACTGGAGCTGCTGGTGAGATCTCTATTGATACAAGTTCTAAAAACCTTAGAATTCACGATGGATCTACTGCTGGTGGTTATGAAGTTATTCCTGCAGGTACTATAGTAGCCTATGGTGGAGCTACTGCTCCTGCTGGGTGGTTACTTTGCGATGCTACTGCCGTTTCTCGTACAACTTATGCTAGGCTATTTGCTGTTATCGGTACTGGGTTTGGAGTTGGTGATGGTACTACAACTTTTAACCTTCCTGAAATGCGTGATCGCCTTACTCTAGGTAAAGGCACTAATAATGCTACTCTAGGTGCTACAGGTACAGCTGCTGCCGCAAGTGGCACTATCACTTCTTCTAACATCACAGGTGTACTAACTGCTGCTTCTAATACAGGTACAAGTACTACGGGTACAGGAACTAGTGGTGGAACAGTAGCAGTTATTCCAGCAGCTACTTATACTACTGTTGCAAGTAATACTGTTGCAAGTTCTACTGTTGCAAGTAATACTGGTACAGGTAATACTGGTACAGGTAATACTGGTACAGGTACTACTGGTTCTACTACTCAAACTATCACAGTGGGTACTACGAGCGTTGCTGCTTCTGCTAAAGACTCCTCACTAGCTACTGTAGTAAACTCTGTTAACACTGCTGGTCACACTCATACCATCCCTGCTCTTACAGTTCCTGCTCTTACTGTTCCTGCTCTTACCATCCCTGCTCTTACTGTTCCTGCTCTTACCATTCCAGCACTTACTATACCTACTATGAACACTGCCTCGCATACTCACACTATACCGGGACTTTCTATTCCAGCACTTACCATTCCAGCACTAACTGTAGCAAATCACACAACTACTATCGTCTTACCTTATGAAGTTACAAACTTCATTATTAAGTTGTAATGCTATGGTAGAGATTAGAGAACTAGATCAAATTCGTTCAGAGCTAGACAGATTACATGACAGAACTACTAGTAATAGCACTGAAATTTCTTCTCACGAAGCTGTGTGCGAAGAGCGCTATAAACATATTTCTCAAAGCTTAGATGATATGTCTACCAATATGTCTCAACTTCATAGCGCTATAGCTAATCTTCAAGAGCTAGCTACTCAAGGTAGAACTTCTATTGCTACCTTACTATGGGTAGGAGGTGCAGTAGCCGCCGTAACAGGTTACTTTTTAATGGTATCAGATTATTTTACAAAATGAGTTATTTTAGACTTCCAATTGATAAACTGCTAGAAAAACTTCCAAGACCAGTAGAGTTTAATGAGTCTCAACAGGCTATGATTGACGGTCTTAATGAGCATCGCTTCTTTGTACATATTGCTGGTCGTCGTACTGGTAAGTCTTACGGAGCTGCTATTCTAGCTTTTGCTAAACTACTAGAGCCTGGACAACAGGTAATGGTTGTTGCTCCTAACTTCTCTCTTTCTTCTATTATCTGGGATTATGTTACTGATTTAATTAGACAAATGGATATTGAAGTTGAAAAATTTAACCAAAAAGATAAAGTTGTTAAGCTTATAAACGGTTCTATATTTAGACTACTATCTGCTAATAACCGTGACTCGTTAGTTGGTCGTGCTGCTAATCTACTAATAGTAGATGAAGCTGCAATTATTCCTAACGATGAATACTTTACTAGAGATCTTCGTCCTGCATTATCTACTTTTAAAGATTCTAGATGCTTATGGATTTCTACACCACGCGGTAAAGGTAACTACTTATACGATTACTTCTTACGCGGGGATGATCCTGAGTTTGAAGACTGGGGCTCAGCTAAGTTTAGCTGGAGAGCTAACCCTCTATTATCTGAGAAAGACGTAGAAGAAGCTCGTAAAGCTATGACTAAGGCATTATATTTACAAGAATATGAGTGCGAATGGACTACTACTGAGTCACAGATATTTGATGCTATAAGTGAAGAAAAGCATATAATAGATTGTGCTGACCAAAGCTACTCTGAAGTAATAGCAGGACTAGACGTTGGTTATAGAGATGAGAATGTATTTGTAGTTATCGGCTGCTCTGATGAAAAATACTATATATTAGATGAATATGTATCTAAAGAGTCTACCACCTCAGAGCTAGCTAAGGTTATAAAAGAAAAGATAGATCAATGGGGAATAGAAACTATATACATTGACTCTGCCGCACAGCAAGTAAAAGCTGACTTTGCTTATGATTTTGATATCTATTGTGAGAACGCTATTAAATCTGTTAATGATGGTATAACATTCTTACAGTCTTTGCTAGAGAATGATAAGATATTTTTTGATACCGAGGGCGCCTCTCACACGTTTGGAGCTATGTCCGCTTATTCTTGGAATCAGAACACTGAAATACCTAAACCTGTACATAATTGGGCTTCTCACCCTTGCGACGCTGTTAGATATGGTATATATACACATCATAAAATGAGTGGTATGAGCATATATGCTTAGAGTAGTTATCTTAAATTATAAAAGGCCAGATAACGTACATAAAATAGTATCAGCCTATAAAGATAAGTTCCCTATTACAGTTATAAACAATAATCCGTCAGATCCTTTTCCTGTGTTTGGCGGAGATATTGATGTTATAAATAACGATACAAACTATAAGTGTATGGAACGTTGGCTACGTTGTTACGAATATCCAGAACCATATAAATTGGTATTAGACGATGACTTACTACCTTCTATTGATACTATAAAGCGCATGTATAAGAAGAATGAGCTTATGGTTGGTATATACGGTAAGTCCAACGTAGATAAAGCTACTAGTTATTCTACTTTAATAGATCACTGGTGCGTAGACGCTGCTGTAGACTTTTTAGTAGGATCAGCAGTTCTAATAAAGCAATCCGCTCTTGATAGCATAAAAGATGATTTAGTAAAAATAGGGTATCCGGAGCGTGGAGATGACATTATTGTTAGCTACTTGGTCCGAAATAAGTGTAATATTAATAAGTTAAGTACTGTTTCTGGAAACATATTAAATTTACCAGAAGGAAATGTAGGCTTAAATAAAGACTCCACTCATTTCGTAAAGAGGTGGAATGTTTTACAAAACTTTAAAAATATAGGTTGGACAGATTCCAAAAATGTATTAACATGAATACACTAAAAAGATTTCCAGTAAAATATATAAGAGATTTTATTAAAAAAGACTATAAAATACGCGATATGTGCTATATCTGTGGTTCTACAGAAAAACTAGAATTACATCACTTATATAGTGTAAGTCAGTTATTTGAAAAATGGTGCACTGTTAATAAGATCAGAGATATTCAAGATGTTGATGTTATTAAGCAGCTAAGAGTAACCTTTGCAGAAGATTGCAAAGAAGATTTAGGTAATGATAATCTATTCACGCTGTGTGATAAGCACCACAAACAGTTACATAATTTATATGGACAAAAGTACTCTAACCATTTAGTATCTAAGATTAGGAACTGGTTAGAAACTCAGAAGGCGAAAAATGGCAATTAAAGAAACACCTCAGTGGAGACAATGGTTATCAGAAAAGCTGAATCCAGCTCAGGCGTCTATTGCGTCTCTAGAGCCATATGCAAGCCCAGAAACTATTGTAGAATACGAGCAAGCTTATAGAGAGATTGAGATAGTCCATAGAGCTATTGATCTAGTAATTAATGCTTGTGCAGAGATTCCGTTCATAGTTGAAGGCGCAGGTCCGGCAAAAAAAGTAAATAAACTACTTAATGTTAAACCCAATCCTTTTGAAGATAG